AGCCCGTTCGTAGTAATTGGAAATGATGAGAACGGATGGGTCGGAACAATGGGAAAATATAGAATTACAGAAGAGTTTGCGAGTGTAGACGAGTGTAAGGAAGATTTGAAGGAGATAACGTGGAATCGAATAGTACAGGTATTAGTATTAATTAATCAAATAAATGAAGTAAAAGATGAGCAGTAGTATAAAATTAGGCGGAGAGCGTCTGGGAAGTGGAAAGAAAAATAAGTATGTAACAAAGACATTCGAAAGAAGTAGTCATAACTTAAGTTATTTATGGAGAAGTAGCATGAGTGCGGGAACATTAGTGCCGTTTATGACGGAAGTAGGGTTGCCGGGAGATACGTTTGATATTGAGTTGAATTGTGATGTAAAGACGTTGCCAACGATAGGGCCGTTATTCGGAAGTTATAAAGTACAGTTGGATGTGTTTGAAGTGCCGATAAGATTATTTAACGGAAAGTTACATATGAATAAGTTAGACCTAGGGAGAGAGATTGATAAAGTACACCTACCTCAAATAAAGATGAAACATGATTATGAAATTAGTGATGTGTATGATGATAATAGTCAGATAAACCCGAGTAGTATTTATAGTTACTTAGGGATAAGAGGATTAGGAAGAAAAAAAGATGAAACTTCGGGAGAGATTGAAAGACAATTTAATGCGGTGCCGTATTTAGGATATTGGAATATATTCAAGAATTACTATGCAAATAAGCAAGAAGAAAATGCGTATGTAATACATACAGATAATGGGAATAATAATATAGCGTGTACAGCAGTTTATCAGCATATAAATGGAAGTGGATTAAATCAAGTAGTAAGTGTATCAGCAGGGGAAGTAGTAGACTTAAAATTTTACTATGATAATGAAACAAGAATCGGAGATATAGATTTTAATTCGGCGGTTGTAAAATATAAATTAGGGACAGGAGATTTTTTTAGTGTAAAAGTAAAAGACTTGTTTGCAAGTGTTGAGTATTATACAAATAGTAATAATCAAAGAATAATGAGATGCTATGATTTTACGGGATTAGAGAATGATGATTTGAGAAGTGAAACGAGTTGGTATTATGATATGACAAGTTTTACAAGTTCAGTTCCAAGAAATGAAGTGGCAGAATTAGTAGAATTTCCGTTAGCAAATATTGATGAGATGCAGATGGACTTACTAGCAGATGTAAGAGGAACAGATAGTTATATAATTAATGATTTAGGTAGAACACCATATAGTTTAGGATTAAAAAAATTAAATGGAGCGTATTGTAAGTTAGGAACTCAAGAAGGATTAGCAGTAAAGACATACCAGAGTGATAAGTTCAATAATTGGATAGATACAGAATGGATTGACGGAACAGGCGGAGTTAGTGAAGTGACGGCAGTAGATACAAGTGGAGGAAGTTTTACGATAGATGCGTTAAGCTTAGCGAACAAAGTGTATAAGATGTTAAACAGAATTAACATGAGTGGCGGAAGTTATAACGATTGGATTAATGCAGTATATAGTCATGAAGCAGTTAGAAAAACAGAAACGCCGGTATATCATGGAAGTTTGATAAAAGAATTAGCGTTCGAGGAAGTAATAAGTACAGCAGAGACAGAGACGAGTAGTAATGAACATGCGTTAGGAACATTAGCGGGACGTGGAAAATTAACAGGAAAACATAAAGGAGGAAAAATGGTAGTGAAATGCCATGAGCCATGTTATATAATGGGAATTGCGAGTATTACGCCAAGAGTAGATTATAGTCAAGGGAATAAATGGGATACAAACCTAAAGACGTTGGATGATTTACATAAACCTGATTTAGACCAAATAGGGTTTCAAGATTTAATAACTGATGAAATGGCGTGGTTTGATACTGAAATTGATACGGACAATGGAGATAAAGTTGGATATAAGTCAGTAGGTAAAGTACCGGCGTGGTTGAATTATATGACAGCGGTAAACCAAACAAGAGGAGCGTTCGCAGAAGAGAATAGTCAAATGTTTATGACATTGAACAGAAAGTATGAAGGAACAACAAAAGCAAATGAAGAAGGGATTAAGGATATAACAACCTATATAGACCCGAGTAAGTTTAACCACATATTTGCAGAAACAAGTTTAGATAGTCAGAATTTTTGGACACAGATAAGCGTAAATAACACGGCTAGAAGAAAGATGAGTGCAAAAGTAATACCTAACCTATAAAAAATAAAAAAATGGGATATAAAGTGCCTAAAATTGGCAAAACGTTAGTAAATGGAGTACCTAAAGTAGATGGGGAAACAATAGAAGAGAAAGTAGAAAGAGTTGTGAACAATGGTGAGCCGATTGAAGATGGGGCGCCAAATGTATACACAGAGCGGAAACATGGTGTAAAAGCTGAACATGATATCAGGACAGATAGATGGGAAGTAGCAACGGACGCGATGGATGCAGTACAGAAAAGTACAAAAGCACAGAGAGAGAAGAAAGGAATTACTAAAGAGGACATTGTAGGGAATGAAGTCGATGGTGAGGACAAAGGAAAAGGAGTAGCGGAAGGCTAGTCATTATGTGAAGTGTTTAGAGGGGGATGTAGAAGTATATCCCCTTTTAATTAAAACACGACTACGCACATAATAATATTATATCAAGTAAGAGTAAAAATAGCTTTTAAGAAAAGCACGAAAAATAAATAAAGATGAGTGATAACAATAATAGTTTTAATTGGGGAGGCGCAGTTGGTGGAGTTGCCGGTGGAGTATTAGGAATGATAGGACAAAATAAAAGAGCCAAGAAGCAACACAATAGACAGAAAGAATTAATGGGTATTCAGTTTGGGAATCAACAAGAATTGAATAAACAAGGGCAGAAATTGCAAATGAAAACATGGAAAGACACGGGTTATGGAGCACAGATGGAAATGATGAAAGAAGCGGGATTGAATCCGGGATTGATGTATGGAATGAGCGGTGGCGGTGGTCAGACGACGGGGAGCCAAGGCGGAGGAAGTGCACAAAGTGGAAATAGTCATGCGCCGATGGATATTGGAGCAAGTGTACAAGCGGGGTTGATGATGGCACAAGCAAAAAAATTGAATGCTGAGACGGAAGAAATTAAAAAGAAAACTGATAAAGTTGGACAAGATATAAGCGAAAGTGAGCAAAGAATTTTAGAAAGTGTTAGTAAAGCTGAATTGAATGTAAAATTAGGAATTACAGAAGATAGCAAAGTAAAACTAAATGAAAGTATTGAAGGCTTAAATGATGCGAAAACAAAAGAAGCTATAAAAAATACGGAATTGAATGAAGCAGACTTGAAATGGATGAAAGAAAACAATATTAATAGAAATGATAGTGTAGTTGTAAAGACATTGAAGCATGTAGCTAAAGTAAGTGGAATGAGTGAAGAAGCAGTATTGAAAGTAATTGGAGGAGTATTAGCAGCAAGAGAGCTTGGAAATATGGTAGGCAATATAGTGCCGTTAGGTAAAATATTAAAGAAGCATTAAAAAATGTGTATATATTCAAGATTAGTAACAAACCCGAAATATAGAAGTAATAAGAAAAACGGGGGTATTGTGCCCCCGTTAAATGATAAAAGGATGAAGCAGATACCGGCGGGATGCGGAAAATGTATAGAATGTAGGAAGCAGAAAGGTAATGGATGGATGGTGCGATTGATGGAAGATATAAAGGATCATGAGAATGGGCATATGGTAACAATGACATTTAGTGATGAAGAGTTAAAAAAATTAGAAGATGATGTGCAAGCAGAAAGTATTGAAACATTAGAGGGATATGCGTTAGATAATGCGAGTGCAGTAAAAGGAATAAGAAGATTTTTGGAGTTGTGGAGATATTATGAGGGAAAGACAATTAGGCATTGGTTAGTAACAGAATTAGGAGAAACAAAAACAGAAAGAATACATATACATGGGATAATGTATGCAGATAATCCCGAATTGATACGGGAGAGATGGAAATATGGACATGTGTGGATAGGAAAGTTTGTAAGTAATGCGACGATAAAATATGTGACAAAGTATTTAACGAAAATAGATTTGAAGCATAAAGAGTATATACCGAAGATGTGTGTGAGTCCGGGTATTGGAAGAGGATATATAGAAAGAGTTGGCAAGAAGAAAAATGCGTTTAAAGAAAATAAAACAGATGTAACGTATAAAGCGAGAAATGGACAGAAATATAGTATACCGATATATTGGAGAAATCAAATATGGAGTGAAGATGAGCGTGAAAAGTTATGGGGTTATACATTGGATAAAGAAGAGCGTTGGATAGATGGAACAAGAATAGATTTAAAGTGGGATGATGCAGAAGAACGAGAGACAAGAGTTAGAGAACAAGCACAAAAGAAGAATAAGAGGCTTGGATATGGAAGTGACGAAGTTAATTGGAATCAGAAGCGATATGAGAATGATATAAGAAATATGAAAAAGTTACAGAGGGATAAGAAATTGAGGGAAACACTCCGTTAGGCCGCTATTCGCGGGGAACTTGGCATCGGCCAAGGGCGAAAAAGTTGTAACGGGTCGGGGGTTTGGTTGTGCAACCCCCTACCTCCTACCTCAGATGTAAAAAAAAAGTGTATATTAGCAAAATAGTTAAAGAATTGAGTAGGAAGACGATAGGGGAGAGATAGATAGTAAAGCCTTATGAATAAAGGGCGGAGGATAGAAAAATATTATTTTACATAGTATAAATTATAGAACAAATAGATTGAATCTAAATAAAGAAGTTTACAAATGTATACACAGAGAGAAAAATTAAGATTAGAAATTAGAAAATTAGAGGAAATATGGCAAGAGCGGAGAAATTACATGAAGATGGTGGAAAAGAAGATAGAATTGAAGAAATCGATATTGATGAACATGGATTAGATTGGGCTGAAAAATGGGTTAAGAAATGGGGCGAGAATTGGAGTTAGTATTAGAAAGGAAGTATTATGATTTGGACAAGTGGGAAGAAAAGAGAGTTCTTGGAAAAATGATGATAAATGGAAGAATAATAAGAACATTAGAGAATAGAACAAACATGGTAGATGCGGGAATATATGATATAGTATATGAATGGAGTCCAAAATTTAAAAGGAATTTATGGGAGTTGAAAGGTGTACCAGGTAGAACGGAAATAAAGATACACAATGGACGGGAGACAAAACATAGTAGAGGGTGTATATTGGTTAAAGACGTGGATAAGTTTAATAGCCTTATGGATAGCAAGAACAATTATAAAATTAATATTAAAAACAAGTAAAATTATGTTAAGAGGATTAGCTAAAAAAATTGGAAGAATGTTAGCACCCGTAGTGCTAAGGGAGATAGTGAACGTGATAGAAGAAATCACGAAGATAGACATCAATCAGGATGGTAAAATAGGTAAGTAATAATTAAAAACAATTAAAGAAAATGAGTACAAAAACATTTGAAGAAAACGCGATTGAATTAGAATTAGACAAAGAAGTAACACCATTAACAAGACACGACGTAGATGATAGCCCGTTCGTAGTAATTGGAAATGATGAAAACGGATGGGTCGGAACAATGGGAAAATATAGAATTACAGAAGAGTTTAAAAGTGTAGACGAGTGTAAGGAAGATTTGAAAGAAATTACGTGGAATCGAATCGTACAAGTATTAGTATTAATTAATCAAATAAATGAAGTAAAAGATGAGCAGTAGTATAAAATTAGGCGGAGAACGTTTAGGAAGTGGAAAGAAAAATAAATATGTAACAAAGACATTCGAAAGAAGTAGTCATAACTTAAGTTACTTATGGAGAAGTAGCATGAGTGCGGGGACATTGGTGCCGTTTATGACGGAAGTAGGATTACCAGGTGATACGTTTGATATTGAATTGAATTGTGACGTAAAAACGTTACCAACAATAGGACCATTATTCGGAAGTTATAAAGTACAATTGGATGTGTTCGAAGTACCCGTAAGATTATTTAACGGGAAATTACATATGAATAAATTAGACTTAGGAAGAGAGATTGACAAAGTACACCTACCTCAGATTAAGATGAAACATGATTATAAGAAAAGTGATGTGTATGACGATAATAGTCAGATTAACCCGAGTAGTATATATAGTTACTTAGGGATAAGAGGATTAGGAAGAACAAAAACAGAACAGAACGGAGAAATAGAGAGAAGTTTTAATGCGGTGCCGTATTTGGGATATTGGAGTATTTTCAAAAATTACTATGCAAATAAGCAAGAAGAAAATGCGTTTGTAATACATACAGATAATGGAGTAAATGATATAGATGTAAATAGTTCAAACCAAAGAATAAATAATTTAGGTTTAAACGTTGTAAGAACAATATCGGCGGGGGAAGTTGTAGAGTTAAAATTTAAATATAATAATGAAACAAGAATAGGAGATATACAACCAGAGACTGCGAAAATAAAATATAAATTAGGAACGGGAGTTTGGCAAGAGGTTTATGTAGATCAATTATTTGAAACGATAAATCATTATACAGATGACACAAATAATAGATGGATGAGTTGTACAGATTTCAAAGGGTTAAGTGAAACAGACTTAAATAGTGAAACATCATGGTATTATTACCAAACAAGTTTTACAAGTACAATAGCAAGAAATAGAGTAGCAAATTTAGAAGAGTTTCCGTTAGCGAATATTGATGAAATGCAAATGGATTTACTAGCAGACGTGAGAGGGACAAGTAGTTATGTAATAAATGATCAGGGAAGAATACCGTATAGTTTAGGATTAAAGAAATTAAATGGAGAGTATTGTAAATTAGGAACACAAGAGGGATTAGCAGTAAAGACCTACCAAAGTGATAAGTTTAACAATTGGATTGACACGGATTGGATAGATGGAAGTGGCGGAGTTAGTGAAGTGACGGCAGTAGATACAAGCGGTGGAAGTTTTACGATAGATGCGTTAAGCTTAGCAAATAAAGTATATAAAATGCTGAACAGAATTAACATGAGTGGCGGAAGTTACAATGATTGGATTAATGCAGTATATAGTCATGAAAGTGTAAGAAAAACAGAGACGCCGGTATATCATGGAAGTTTAATCAAAGAATTAGCGTTCGAGGAAGTAATAAGTACGGCAGAGACTGAAACGAGTAGCAACGAACATGCGTTAGGAACATTAGCGGGACGTGGAAAATTAACCGGAAAACATAAAGGTGGTAAGATGGTAGTAAAATGTCATGAGCCATGCTATGTAATGGGAATTGCGAGTATTACGCCAAGGGTAGATTATAGTCAAGGAAATAAATGGGATACAAACCTGAAGACGTTGGATGATTTACATAAGCCTGATTTAGACCAAATTGGATTTCAAGATTTGATAACGGATGAAATGGCGTGGTTTGATACAGAGATTGATACGGCAAATGGACATGCAGTTGGATATAAGTCAGTAGGTAAAGTACCGGCATGGTTGAACTATATGACAGCGGTAAACCAAACAAGAGGAGCGTTCGCAGAGGAGAATAGTCAAATGTTTATGACATTGAATAGAAAGTATGAGGGAACAAATGAAGCAAACGAAGAGGGAATAAAGGATATAACAACCTATATAGACCCAAGTAAGTTTAACCACATATTTGCGGAGACAAGTTTAGATAGTCAAAATTTTTGGACACAGATAAGTGTAAATAATACGGCTAGAAGAAAGATGAGTGCAAAAGTGATACCTAACCTATAAAAATTAAAGAAATGGGATATAAAGTGCCTAAAATGGCAAAAACGTTAGTAAATGGAGTACCAAAAGTATATGGGGAAACAATAGAAGAGAAAGTGGAAAGAGTTGTGAACAATGGTGAGCCGATTGAAGATGGAGCGCCAAATGTGTACACAGAGCGGAAACATGGTGTAAGAGCTGAACATGATATCAGGACAGATAGATGGGAAGTAGCAACAGATGCAATGGATGCAGTACAGAAAAGTACTAAAGCACAGAGAGAGAAAAAAGGAATTACAAAAGAGGACATTGTAGGGAATGAAGTCGATAGTAAGGACAAAGGAAAAGGAATAGCGGAAGGCTAGTCATTATGTGAAGTGATTAGAGGGGCATGTAGAAGTATATGCCCTTTTAATTAAATCACGACTACGCACATAATAATATTATATCAAGTAAGAGTAAAATAGCTTTTAGGAAAAGCACGAAAAATAGAAAATATGAGTGATAACAATAGTAGTGGAGCTTGGAACGGAATTGGAAGCGCAGCTGTAGGTGCTGCAGGTGGATTATTAGGAATGATAGGACAAAACAAAAGAGCAAGGAAACAACACAATAGACAAAAGGAATTAATGGGAATTCAATTTGGGAATCAACAAGAATTAAATAAGCAAGGACAGAAATTACAGATGCAGACATGGAGAGACACGGGTTATGGAGCGCAGATGGAAATGATGAAAGAAGCAGGATTGAATCCAGGGTTAATGTATGGAATGAGCGGTGGCGGTGGTCAGACGACAGGAAGCCAAGGCGGAGGAAGTGCGCAAAGTGGAAATAGTCATGCGCCGATGGATATTGGAAATAGTGTACAAGCAGCGTTGGCAGCGTCACAGATAAAGTTGCAAGATAGTCAAGCGAACTTAAATGATGAAGAAGCAAAGAAAAAAAGAGGTGTAGATACAGATGAGGGTAACCAAAGAATAAGTGAAAGTCAGCAAAGAGTAAAAGAAAGTATTAGTAAAGCTGATTTGAATACAAAGCTTGGGATAACTGAAGATAGTAAAGCAAAGCTGAATAAATCGATAACAGATTTAAATAGTGAAGCATCTAAAAAAATGATTTCAGAAACTGAATTAAATAATAAAGATTTAGAATGGATGAAAGATACGGGGTTAAATAGAAATGATAGTGTAATAACTAAAACAATGCAATACCTAGAAAAGGAAACGGGATTAGAAGCAAAAACAATATTGATGATGATTGGAGGAGCTAAAGCATTTGAAATATTAACTAAAGGATTAGGAAATTTAGTACCAGTAGGAAAGGTATTAGGTGGTGCAGCAAAAGTAGTTAAAGGATTTAGAGGATAGATATGTGTATATATTCAAGATTAGTAACAAATCCGAAATATAGAAGTAATAAGAAAAACGGGGGTATTGTGCCCCCGTTAAATGATAAGAGAATGAAACAGATACCAGCGGGATGCGGTAAATGTATAGAATGTAGAAAGCAGAAAGGTAATGGTTGGATGGTGCGATTGATGGAAGATATAAAGGATCATGAAAATGGACATATGGTAACAATGACGTTTAGTGATGAAGAGTTAAAGAAGTTAGAAGATGATGTGCAAGCAGAGAGTATGGAAACATTGGAGGGATATGCGTTAGACAATGCAAGTGCAGTGAAAGGAATAAGAAGATTTTTAGAGTTGTGGAGATATTATGAGGGAAAGACAATAAGACATTGGTTAGTAACAGAATTAGGAGAAACAAAAACAGAAAGAATACATATACATGGAATAATGTATGCAGATAATCCCGAGTTAATACGGGAGAGATGGAAATATGGACATGTGTGGATAGGAAAGTTTGTGAGTAATGCAACAATAAAATATGT